CGCGGTCAGCTGCCCCACGCCCGTGGTCGAGTTCCCGCCGTACTGGGCGTACTCGGACGGCCCGTTGATGAACTGGGCCAGGCCGTAGGCCCCCGACGACGGGTTCCGGGCGGTGAGGTTCCAGCCGGCTTCCCGGTTTTCCAGCGCGTTGAACGCCGGCCAGTCCGCACCCCACCCGTGCTGCCGCAGCAGCGCCTGGGCGATGCCCTGCAGATTCGACCCCCCGATGGGGCCGTTACCGCTGCCGCCCACCCCGGCTGGCAGGCCACCCGGGGGGACACCGGTGCCCATCAGCGGGAGGAACCTCAGCGCTTCGATCGTCGGGCCGAGCCCCCCGCCCTGGGAGATGACGGAGCTGGCATTCTGGACGATCGCGACGTGACCGGGCGGCGGCCCGCCACCCGGGCTCACGTAGAACGCCAGGGCACCGGGGACCGGCCCGGACTTGGCCGCCCACGCGTACTGCGACTCCGACGTGCGTGGCGCGTGAATGCCGAAGTGGCCATAGACGCTTTGCGTGAAACCTGAGCAGTCGGCGCCTGCTGAGGACAGGGATGTGCCGCCCCACACGTAGGGGATCTTCCCCAAAAAACTGCGGGCGTACTGGACGACGGCCGGCCCGGACCCGCCCAGCGCCCCCGCGGCGTCCGCCTTGAACTTCGCGATGACGGCCTTGGCGAACGCCGCCTCGACCGCCCGGCCGAACGCCGCCTCGGCCTTGGCCATGAACGGCTCGCCCGCCGCGGGAATCCGGTCCGCAGCCCCCATCCCCGTGATCATGCCGCCGGCGGCGAACCCGGGCAGATGGCCGCGCAGGTGGTCGACCGCGCCGCCCTGCACCATCCGCGTGGGGACGACGACCTCGCCGGGCATCAGCATCCCCAGCACCGAATCCCGGCCGGGGGTGCCCCCGCGGATCATGCCGCCTTCCGCGTGGAAGCCGAGCAGTCCCCCGCTGGACGGCCCGAGCGTCACGCCGGGGATGGACTCCTTGAACGCGATCGACCCGGACCCGGACCCGACGAAATTCACGTGGACGGTCTTGCCGTGGATCCGGTCCCAGTCCGCCTGGATGTTCGCTGTCGCGGTCCGCACGTCGCCCTGGATCTGGGCCAGCGACTGCTTGATCGACGCGTGCGCGGCGCGGAACGGGGCTCCGAGGGGGCCGGGGAGCTTCCCCATCGTCGTCATGATGGAGTCGACGCCTTGCAGGAACAGGATCTTGATCTTGTCCCAGATGACCCTGATGTTCTCCTTCGCAACGTCGAATATGAGGGTCATGTCCTTCATCAGGGCGTCCCACCGGTCGGACACGTCGTGCCGGATGCCGTCAAAGGTGTTCGCGATGTGGTGCCGCACGTCGTCTTCCCAGGACAGCAGCGAATGCCGGACCTTGGAGACGATCAGGTCGGCCCACCCCTGCGCGGACTGGGCGATGAACCCGAGGCTCCCGAAGTTGAACCAGCCGGGAATGTCCCGGATGATCCCCTTGAACCCGCCCTGCAGGTCTTGCCGGATCTTCAGGACGATGCCCGCCGCGATGCCCGCGCCGACGGCCGCGGCGGGAGCGGCCAGCGCGCCGGCCCCGGACGCGCCCGCGGCCAGCCCGGTCAGCTTGATCCCGACGGTCACCACGCCGGTCTTCTGCAGGATCAGCATCGCCCCGGCGACCTCGGCCAGCGGCTTGGCCAAGCCGGGGGGGAGTTTCGCGACGAAGTTGAGGAACGCCGTCATGACCTTCAGTTCCGCCGCGCCGCCGGTGGTCAGGCCGGGGGCCAGCGCGGCGAGGGCCGCGCCGATGGACTTCAGGAACCCGCCGACGGCGGTGCCGTTCTGGGAGAACCACCGCAGGAACGCCTGAATATCATCGGCGGCCTTCTTGGACGACGCCCACGTCACGAACGCGGGCCCGAGGCGGCCGATCCAGCCGACCGCCTCCCGGATCAGCGGGTCGAACTTCGGCAGCAGGATGATGAAGCCCTTGAAGAAGTCGATCAGGGTGCTGCCCAGCGCGGAAACCGTCGCCGACCCCGTGGACCCGATGAAGTCGCGGAACCCCTTGAACGCCGCCGAGCCGATCAGCGCGTCGAACTGGGTCCCGAGATAGCCGATGACCGGGGCGACCTTCGCGATGATGGGCCCCAGGTTCTTCGTCAGGTCCGTGACCGACTTCAGCCACGGCTGCAAAGCGCCGGCGACGACGGGGGTCTGCGCGGCCTTCAGATCCTGCCACGCCTGCGCCATCTTCCCGAGCTGCTTCGACAGGGCGATCTGCTGCGGGGACAGGTCGGCGTACGCCTTGCTGATCGCGAGCTGCTCCGCCGCGTACGCCTTCGCGTTGAACGTCCCCGCGTTCGTCGCCGTGTTGTACGCCAGCTGGTTCTTCGCCAGGGCCAGGTGGAACGCGGCCAGCGCCGCCGCCGGCTTCGCGCCGCCTTTCAGCGCCGCAGTGTACGTGAGCTGCGCGGAGGCGTTGGCGGCCTGCAGGGTGGCCTGGGCCTGCGCGACCGGCACCCCGGCCTTCAGCGTCGCCTGATAGTTGTTCTGCGCCGCGTTGACCGCCTGCGACGCTTTCAGCGCGTCCGACAAGACGGGCTTCGCGACAGCCCCGAACGCGGCCAGCGCCCCCGCCCCGGCGATGAACGCGCCGCCCAGCCCGACAGCCGCCCCCGCCGCGACGCCGGTCAGGGTCCCCAGGGCCGGGAGCAGCGCCACCCCCGCGCCCAGCAGCCCCGGGCCGCTCAGCCCCTTCAGCGCATCCTTGCGGGCCTGCGCGGCCTTCTTCTGCGCCTCGGAGTCCAGCAGCGCCGCGGCAGCGGCCTTCTTCTCCGCCGCCTCCTGACGCTTCAGCGCAAACTCGGCCTCGAGCGCCCCGTCGGCCAGGCCGTGCTCAGCCTCCTCCAGGATGCTGTCGGCCTTGGCCAGCGCCAGCGACGCCCCGGCGGCCACGTCGGCGGCCTTCCGCTGCTTCTCGATCGCGTCCGCGCACAGCCGGGCACCCTTCCCGGCCAGCACCGCGTTATCGGCGGTCTTCCGGAAGTCGGAGGCGAGGGCATCCGCGCCGGTGGAGGTGAAGTCAAAGTTAACGCCCTGGCTGGCCACCGGTCACCCGCCTCCCGGTTCGCTATTCTTGTACCAAACTGGTACTGTGGGGGTACAACAGAAGAGAGGCACCATGAACCCCTACGACCCGGACACGACCCCTGACGGCACGCCCCCCGCGGCACCCCGCAAACGGCGTCACTACATCCGCTGGACCCTCGCCGGACTCGGCTCGCTGGTCCTGCTCTTCGCCGTCATCGACGCCGCCGCCGGCGGCGGCAAGACGCCGGCCGCCACGCCGTCATCCCACGCAACCACCACGGCCAGCCCCGCCGTCGCGCAGGCGACCACGGTCACCGACCCGTCCGGCATGGCCTGCGCGGCCCTGGACGACGCCGGGTACTGCCCCGGCGACGACCCCGCACCGCCGACGCCCACCGTGAACCCGGCCACAACGGTCACGTTCACCGTCACCGGCTGGGGCAACCCGTCCATCACCTACGGCAGCGACAGCGACAGCCGCGACGGCGGCGGCACCCTCGGCCCGCTCAGCGACGGCAACGGCCTGCCCTGGACCCGCAGCCTGAAGTTCAGCGGCGACGCCCAGTACTACTCGATCAACGCGCAGCTTGAGGGCAGCGGCGAAATCTCCTGCAAGATCGTCGTCTCGGGCCCCGGCGACGCGCCGCTCACCGTCTCCCACGGCCACGCCTCCGGCGGCTACAACATCTGCTCCGCGCAGGCCGCCCCGTCCGACTCCACCGGAACATCCTGGCAGAACGAAGGGTAATCCCGTGTACCAGCTGCACCTGGGCATCGACGAAGGGCTGGAGAAGTTCCTCCGGGCCTACGCCGGTGCCCGCGGCATCACCATCGCCGCCGCCACCCGCGTCATCCTGTACGAAGCCAAGAAGAACGAGGAAGAACAGCCATGAACACGCTTCTGACCGCTGACTTCTGGATCCTGCTCGCCGCCCTCGCCGTCGCGTTCATCGGATCGCTGTACATCCGCGCATGGCGGCGGACACGGTAAGGACCCGGCGGCGGACGTGGAAGCCGCTCATCCGGCAGCGGCTCTGGTTTCCCCGCCGCCGCCCCCGCCTCTCCCGCCCCGGCGAATGGGCCTGGCGGCGGAAACGGGCAGGTCAGTCGCCCCCTGAGATGATCTCCTCCAGATAGTCGATCAGGGCTTCGAAGTCCCCGACGCTGAGCTTCTCGTCGATTTCCCACGGCCGGATGTGGAGGTACTGGCAGAACGCTCCGAGGTACTGGTGCCGGTCGTACGTGTGCCAGCCGGGGCCGACGGTGCCGTAGGGCCCGCCTCAGCCCCCTCGTCGGCTTTCACCGACTCGGCCATCGACTCCAGCATCTCCGCCAGGTCGAAGTCCACCGCGCCGCCGATGATGTCCTCGAACGGCACGTCCCGGCCGTCCCGCCGCCAGATGATCCACGCCAGCACGGCGAACGCCTTAGCCGCCCCCGCCTGCAAGTCCGACTGCCACTCCGCGTACCGCCGGCCGTAGACCTGCTCGATCGCCAGCGCCTCGCTCATCGGCTGCTTCTGGCCATCGAAGTCATAGGTTTCCCCGTTGATGACCACTTTCGTCACGGTCAGGCTCCCTTCCTGGTCGCCTTGACGGCGACGTCTTCCAGGGCCCGTTCGATCCCCGCGCGGACCCGCGGGGTGGCCGCCTCGGCAGGGCCGGTGAACCAGCCCGGCCGCACCGACGGCTCCTCCTGCGTGAACCAGTGCTCCCGGTCCCCGAACAGGGGATGGGTCAGCCGGCCCGCGTCCAGGCTGCGGAGCTTCCGCGCCTTCACGATCGGCTTCCCGTACAGGGACACGCCCGGGTTCCGCTCGTTCGTGCGGACGGAAACCCCCAGTTGCAGGTCCGCGTCCAGCGTCCCGGCGTACCGCTTGGGGAGGTGCCCCGGGGTCAGCCCGGCCCGGATCTCATCCGGCACGCCGTCCACTGCCCGGCGCATCCCCGCGGTGAGTTCCCGGACGAGCCCGAACTCCCCGGCGGCGCGCAGGTGCCGGGCGATCGACTCCAGCTCCGACGCCGCCTCGACCAGCCCCGCCATCTAGACGACGCCGCCGAGGGCAGGGTTGTACTGCTTGATCGGCCCGGCAGCGTTCCACGACGACTTGAAGTTCACCGCGCCGGCGATCGCCGAGTCGATCTCGAAGTCCGGCAGGATCTGGCCGAAGTGGTAAACGTTGGGGCTGTTCTGGATGTCCGGGTAGAGGTACATGGTCCGGGACAGGCCGTCGCCGGCGGCGGTGTAGGTCTGGGCGGTCGCGTCGTCCCAGAACCCGGAGAACTGCCCGGAGGCATCCGGCAGCCCGGCGACGTAGGAGAGGTTAGCGTCGCCGAAGGCGGTGACGTCCTGCTTGTTGACGACCTTGGACAGGGTCCAGGACGCCTGGAACGCGCAGGGTGACGCGGCGACGCCGTTGGTGACGCCGATGTAAACCGAGCCGTTCCTGCCGTGGTGGCGGGCCATGTGATGACTCCTTTAGCGGTTGAGTAGCGCCAGGAGTCTCCTGGCGTGGTTGGTGAACGTCCGGCCGATTACCGCCTCGCGGGCGGCGGCGGCTTCTTTGTCCCGCGCGGCGGGGTGGGCGAGCGCCCACCGGATCTGCTCCGACGCCTCGGCCGGGGTCGAGTACGTCGGGAGCATGGGGAACAGTTCGTCGCCTTCCGGGCGGGGGTCGCGGGCGAACCAGGTGCCGCACGCGGCGAGCTCCACTTCGCGGGGGCCGACGGCCCAGCCTTCCCCGGCGTGCGCGTCCTCGCCTTCCCGGCGGTACACGTTGATCCCGGTCCTGGACTGCCGGTAGATCCCGGCGGTCTGGTCGTTGTCGACGCAGCATTCGTCGTCGGTCATGGTCCAGTCGCGCAGCGGCGAGTCCGGGGGCAGGTTCAGCCACGGCCCGGCGAGGTGCACGTCGAGCCCGGACAGGTCCAGGGCCTCGAAGAACTCGACGCGGGACGGGAACCCGGTGCCGATGAACGACAGGTCCCATTTCTTCGCGGCGCCGGGCGGGGCCGGGTAGTGGACGGTTTCCCGGTAGGCGTGGGGCATGTACTCGGCGGGGCCGAGGTCCCGGTACAGGGGGAGGTTGACCGGGTCGTTGACCAGGTTGACGTCGGCGTGCGCGGCCCGCTCGAGCTGCTCGTCATCCTGGTACGGGCTCTCAGTGTGCAGCAGGATGATCTTGTGGCCGCGGCCGCGCATCATGTCGAGCAGCGGCGGGGGGGTGAAGAACGCGGAGATGAGCAGGATGACGTCCGGCCAGCACTGGTACGCCGACCCGAGGATGCCGTAGGCGGCGGTCCGGATGGCCGTCTCGCGGGGCATGGCCTTGCGGAACATGCGGGGGCCGTCGTCGCCGGGCTGCTCCGGTTCGGCGATGCAGGCGGCGTCGTAAAACTGGAGGCGGTCGTCGAGGTTGAACGTGTAGACGTCTTCGCCGAGCCCGCGGAGGGCTTCTGTCCACCCGATGAACAGGTCGTGGACGCTGAACGCGGGCCCGGGGTGGCCGATGAGCCAGCGCATTAGACTCCTGATCATGCTTGTACTGCTACGCGGCCCCGGTGATATCGAGTTGCGCGCGGAGATAGGCGAGCCGTCTGAGGACGGCATGGTGTTCGTGCGCGTGGTGGATGGCGGCACGTTCATCCCGTACAAGGCCACCCGTTTCCGCACCGACGATGACCTGCCGGTTTTCGAGTATGCGATGTGACCTAGCCCCAGGGGGCGGAGTAGGTGACCCGGTAGGCGCAGATGACGGCGACGCCGCCGGCGGACTGCCGGGTCAGGTACCGGCCGTCGGATGTCCCGTCGAACGTCAGATGGGAGACGACGGCGGCGGCGGCGGCGTCCTCGGCGGCGGCGACGAGGACTTTGACGCGGGCGCGGCGTCCGGCGGTGTCGGCGCTGTCACCGGTCTGGGAGACGGCGACGCAGTTGACGGTGCCGTTTTCCTGCTGCCCGGTGGTGAGGTCGGCCCACTGCTGGGTGTAGGTGCCGGCGAGCGCAGTGTCCTGGAGGGTGCCGTCAGCGGCCATGGTGGCGTCGTGGCCGACGATGAGGTAGTCGAGGTCGGCGGCGCCGGTGGGGAGGGGGCCGTCGTAGACGGGGACCCCGGCGCCGCCCAATGCGGCCGCGGCGTTGTAGGCGGCGAGCAGCGCGGTGATCGCGTCGGTCAGCCGGGTCGTGCTCACACGAACTCCAGGAGGCCCTGTGCGAACCGCTTAGCGGCGAGCTCGCAATACCGCTCCTCGGTCTCAATGCCGACCGCCAGGCGACCGAGGTCACGCGCCGCGAGCAACGTCGTACCGCCGCCCATGAACGGGTCAAGCACGACGCCGCCCCTCGGCGTAATCGGCTCGATAATCTCGCGCAGCAGCGCGGGCGGCTTCTCTACCGGATGATCCCGGTCAGCCGATGGCGTCGCCTTCGCCTTGATCACGTCAGAGCGCAGCTTGCCGCCGATGTCCACGAACGACTCGGCCCACCGCGCGGCGATGGCCAGTTCGTGCTGATGCCGCCATACCCGGCCGAGGCCGACATGCCCCTTGTCCCAGACCAGGCACTTGAGGACATCGAAACGCCGGTACATCTCGGGGTAGAAGACCGGGTAACTGTCGCCGTTGCAGAAGGTCACCAAGTGGCCGGTTTCCTTCAGGCGCGGCAGCAGCAGGTCAAGCGTGGCCGACCAGAACGTGCCGAGGATGGAGACGTCCCCCCAGGACCGCTGCCACTTGACGCGGCTCTGGAAGTGCGCGGCAGGCATGAAGAACGGCGGGTCGGTCACCACGGCATCCACGCGGCTGAGCATTGGGAGGATCTCGCGGCAGTCCCCGTGGTACAGGGTCACCAGGTCGTCCGCGTAGTACGGCGCGGTCATACGAAAGCTTCCTGGATGAACGGGACGCCGCCCTGGGACCCGGCCAAGAGCTCGGCGGCCATGTTGGGGATCGCGAACCCGAACCCTGGCGGGGTGACCAGCCCGTCGCCGCCCATCGGCAGCGACGCCGCGCCCCGCTGGGACTCCCACAGGTGCTGGACCACGATGCGGGCGAACGTGTTGAACGTCGCCGGGACGGACACGCCCCATCCGGCCACGTACACGACCGTGACCGCCGGCAGCCACGCGAAGAACGGGCCGATGAAAGGCAAGCCCAGCTTCCGGCGGATGGTGCCCGCGTTGACGTCGAGGTCCAAGCCGGCGGAGATGTCGATGGCGCCGCCGCCGGCCGACGTGATGCTGGTGACGCTGACCAGGGGCCGTTGCCGGACCTCGATGACGGTCTGCCCGGACATCATCTCGGCGCGTTCGGTGATGGTCCGGTTGACGAGGGGCCCGCCGGTGGCTTTTTCCAGGCTCGCCCTGATGGTGGCGATGTACGCGGCGAGCTCGGCGTCGAACGTGGTGGTGGCCTGCGGGATGTTCAACGCGTCCTTGGCGTCCTGCAACGGCAACACGCTGGTCTCGAACGGGTCGAAGACGTCGAACTCGCCGAAGGAGACCCCGGCGCCGGTGCCCGTGCTGGTCCAGGTGTATTGAAAGTGGCCGACTGCTACGAGGTCCGTCGTGGGGATGTCCTGGTGGTACAGGCCGAGCCCGTCGTGGGCGGGGGACGAGTAGGTGCCGGTGGTGGTCCAGGTGCCGTCGACGGCGGCGGTCTTGACGAGCAGGGTGAGCGCGCCCGCGTCGACCAGGGTCCCGGTGACGTCCCGGACGGTCGTGCTCAAGCGCACGGGCTGACCCTGCGGGAATCTAGCCACCGGGTCCTCCCGTGCTGGTCGCTGATGCTGTGAGAACACCGCCGGCGGTGCCCCCGGCGGCGGTTGCCGCTGTCAGGGTGCTGGCTGCGGCCGTGCTGGCGGTGAGGGCGCCGACGGTGAAGGGGAACACCGCGATGGCGGTGGGGCTGAGCGCGGCGGCGAGGGCGTGGGCGGCTACCGCCTGGGCGGTGTACGCGAGCGCGGCCGTCGCGTTCTGGGCGGTGCCGGTGCCGGCTGGGAGGCTGGCGGCGGCGGCGTTGGAGGCGCCCTGGCTGGTGCCGGTGCCGGTGGCTGCGGGGGTGCGGACGCCGACCGCGGGGGTTGCCTGTGCCGCGCCGGTGCCGGCGGCGGGGGTGGCGGGGATGATGGCGGCGAGGATCAGGCCGGCGTTCTGGGCGGCCCCGGTGCCTGCGGCGATGACCGCCTGGGCGTTGGTGAACGCGGCCGTGGACGCCGTGGCGTTGAGTGCGGCGCCGGTCCCGGTGGCTGCCGCGGCGTTGACGCCGATGGCCGCTGCGGGGCTCTGAGCGGTCCCGGTCCCGGTCGCGGCGGCGGCGTTCGCGGTGCCCGATGAGGATGTCTGGGCCGTCGCGTTCAGCGCCGCGCCGGTCCCCGTGGCCGCGACTGCGGTGACGTTGGCCGCCGCGGTGACTGCCACGTTCAGCGCGGCGCCGGCCCCGGTGGCCAGGACCGTGCCGACACTGATCGTGGCGGCCGGGGACTGTGCCGTGCCGGTACCCGCGGCGACCGTGGCGGCGACCGATGCTATGGCGGTGGCGGCGGGGCCCTGCGCCGTCCCGGCCGCGGTGGCGAGGACGGCGGTTGCGGTGCCCGATGCGGCGGTGACGGCCGTGGCGTTGAGCGCGGCGCCGGCCCCGGAAGCCAGGACGGCGCTAGCAGCAGGCGCGGCGGCGGGACCTTGCGCAGTGCCAGTGCCGGTAGCGGCCCCCGTCAGGGGGAACGCGGTGGACAGCGCGGCGCCGGTTCCGGTGGCCAGGACGGCGGTGGCGGTCCCTGACGCTGCTGTGCTGGCGGTGGCGTTCTGCGCTGTCCCGGTTCCGGTGGCGAGGACGGCCGGGGTAGGCGGATTGGCGTTCCGCGCGGCGCCCGTCCCGGTGGCCACGATCGCGGCAGCGCCGACCGCGGCGGCCGGGCCCAGGGCGGCACCCGTGCCGGTGGCGAGGACGGCGCCGGGGAACGCGGTCGACAGGGCTGCCCCGGTCCCGGTTGCGACGATGGCGCTGGCGCCGATCGCGGCGGCCGGATTCTGCGCGGCGCCGGTCCCGGTGGCGAGCCCGGCGAGGGGGAATGCCGTGGACAGCGCGGCGCCGGTTCCGGTGGCCAGGACGGCGGTGGCGGTCCCCGAAGATGTCGTCTGGGCGGTCGCATTGAGTGCGGCCCCGATCCCGGTAGCCGCCCCCGTCAGGGGGAACGCGGTGGACAGGGCGGTCCCGGCCCCGGTGGCCAGGACGGCGGTGGCGCCGACCGCGGCGGCCGGGCCCAGGGCGGCACCGGTCCCGGTGGCAGCCGTGGCTGAGCTGCGCCCGGAAGCGTTCAGGGCCGCGCCCGTACCTGTAGCTACGGCAGCGACAGCGCCGATCGCGGGGACAGGAGACTGCGCGGCGCCGGTTCCGGTGGCGAGCCCGATCGGGGTAGGCGGCGAGGCGTTCCTGGCAGCGCCGGTCCCGGATGCCAGGACAGCGTTGACGCCGATGGCCGGGTCGGTGCCGGTGCCGGGCTGGGCGGAGCCTGCCGCGGTGGCCAGGACGGCGGTGACGCTGGTCCCCGTGGACGGGGTGTAGTTGACGGTCAGCCCGGCCCAGTTGATGTTCTGCACCGCGCCGGTGGTGGCGGAGCCCTGCGCCGCGTAGATCCGGACCCGGAGGGTGGCCAGCATCGGGTAGGTGACCCCGGTGAATACCACCGAGTCGATGTTGCCGGCGGAGGTGCTGGCCGTCCCGAGGGCGGTGCCGATCCTGGCAGGGGTTCCGCTGTAGTCCCACAGCTCGTACGTCGGCGGGCCGAGCGCCGCCGAGCTGGAGAACTGGTTGCAGGTCAGGATGACCTGGTTGATCGTGTCGGAGGATCCGGGGCCGGTGAACGTGCCGTACCCGGACAGTTCCAGGGCCGGGCTGATTTCCTGCGGGCGCAGCGCGTGGCCCGCCCCGGTGGCCACGACCGCCCGGACCTGCGGCTGGAGGTTCAGCGCCGCGCCCGCGCCGGTGGCCTTGGCCGCCAGGATGCCCGGCTTGATGACGACGACGACGCCGGACTCGATGGCGGAGGTGATCGTGTGCGTCGGGGCGTAGGCCAGCGTCGCCCCGGACGCGGGGCTGGCCTGGACGGCCATCACCCAGTGGGCGTACTGTGTCGCGGCGTCGGTGAATGAGTTGGTGAAGCTGCCGGACGTGCCCCAGGTGTTGGTGCTTGAGGTGCTGGTGGGCGACGCTGTCTGGATGGCCAGGGCGTACTCGCCCGTGGCGAACGTGTTGCCCACGGTGGTGACCGTGAGCGTGCCGCTGGTGCCGGTGCCCGCCCCGGAGTTCCAGTGGTCCACCGCGGGCACGGACCCGCCGCTGTCGTTGAGTTCCCACAGCCCGCACGCCAGCCGGGCCCGCGCGGCGGTGCCGACGATCACCGAGTCGATCGTGGGGGCGGCGTCGGCCCCGGCGGCGGTCTTGGTCCAGACGGACGTGCAGCAGGTCGAGGTCGCGCCCCATTCGACCAGCTTGGTCCAGCCGGTGGTGCCGGAGTGCTGGCTGGTGGCCGCCGCGCTGGTGGTGCCGAAGGCGGTGACCAGCGCGACGAGCAGGTTGCCTTTCGCGCGGGTCTGCCCGGTGCCCCACGCGCCGACCGCTGACCCGGCCGTGCCGGAGGTGACCGAGGTGGTCTGCGTGGGGGTGGCGGGGGTGCCGACCGAGGTGATCGCCATGCTAGGGGCCGCCCTCGGCGTACTGCGGGGTTCCCCACGCCCCGGTGCCGCCGCCCAGGTCGGAGGCGGCGGTCGCGTACTTCAGGTTCGAGACGAGCCTGTAGGGGATCGTGGTCACCCCCGAGGCGGCGCCTGTCCCGGACGGCAGCCCGGCGTTCGGGTTGGCGCCCGCGGCCTGCACCTCGACGGCGATGACCGCCCAGAAGTCAGACGACGACGTCCAGGAGGGCGTCATCGCGCTGCCGGTGCTGGCCAGCGTCGAGCCCGCGACCCACCCGCAGCCGGCGCCCCCGGCCGTGCCGCCGTTGAACCGGCTGGTGAAACTCCCCGAAGGGGTCAGCGCCGAACCGCAGCCGCAGAACGCGGCGACCACGTTCCCGGAGACGGTCGGGGAGAATGACAGGGACTGGACGCCGCTGTTCCCGGTCGCGGACTGGGTCGCGGACACCGGCCCGGCCGCGCTGAACGACAGCGACCCGCCGTTCAGGTCGGTCGGGGTGCCGCCGGCGGCGGTGATCAGCACCGCCAGGGCACTGCCGGTCGGCGGGCTCGCCATCCCCCACACCTGCAGGAACCCCTGGTTGGTGGCTCCCGCGTGGACCGCGGAGCCCAGCGGCGTCATGGCGACGGTGTTGTACTTCGCCGTCATGGAGAACCCGGCGTCGACAGCCTGGTCGCAGGTGGCGCCGACCAGCAGGTACGTGCCAGACGCGCCGACAGTATGGTTCCACGTCAGCGTGGTGGCGGAGGAGACTTTAGCGGCGGTGGCGGACGGGCCTACGGCGTCAAACGCGACCACTAGATGACCGTCCAGGTGGCGTACGGCGGCGACGCGAGGACCAGCACCCAGTCGGGGTTACCCGCGCTGTTGTTCCCCAGCGGCGTCGAGTTGTACGTGCTGCCCGGCGTGGCGGTGGTGAGGGCGAGCGACGACGGGTCCACCCACTTGGCGCCGTACCCGGCGGCCATCTTCGACTGGTCGATGGTGATGGAGAAGTGCTGCCCGCAGTAGATGACCGCGAGAATGGCCCCGGAGCCGGTGTCCGGGGTCCGGCTCGCGGTGACGTAGTTGTCGGTGTTGCCGTACTTCGGGGTGTTGCTCAGCGACGGCGCGTCATTCGTGGACTTGGTGCCCCGCCCGGCGGTGACCAGGAGATTGGATGTGTCGGGGGCGAGGGTGTGCCAGCCGTTCAGCGACGTGAAATAGCTGATGATCGCCGGGGCCCTGCTGGTGATGAACGGGCCGTTCGGGTCTGATGTCAGCGCGGCGACCCCCCCGGACTGCCAGCAGGAGACCGAGGTGGTATTAGTGGTCCCTCCGCTGGTGAGGTTGATGCCCCGCGCCCCGGACGCCAGCGCCCACCAGACGTACCGGCGGATCGTGTAGTCCGGGGTGGCGTTGTCGGTGTCGCCGTACCATACCCCGTCACCCCACACCACCGGGATGAGCGAGGTCCCGGTCTCGGTGTAGGACGCCTCCACGGCCAGGTAGCACGGGTCGTAGGTATAGCAGAGGTTCCACTGGCAGTAGGTGATGCCGAACCCGCCCGGGTCGTAGATCGCCCCGGTGTCGAACTCGACGTGGCAGTTGGTTTCCGGGAACTGCTCCATGGTGACGCAGTTGCGGGTGTCGCCCGTGGACCGGATGCCGGTCAGCATGGCGGTGAGCACGGTGTCGGCGTTGCCGGCGTACTCGTCGTCGTCGAACACCCACTGCACGTTCGGCCAGGTTGACACCGGGTACCGGTTGGCGAGCAGCACGCCGTACGCGTTCGCCTGCGTAGAGGACAGGTGCCCGAAAACCCACGTGGCGTTGTTCAAGTCGTAGGTCATCGTCAGGTTCAGCAGGATGACCATGCCGTTGGCCTTCGCCGAATTGATCATGTAGTCGATCCGGGTCCAGTACGGCTCGTTCAGGCCCAGCGTCTCAGCGCCGGTGGCGATGGTGCCCGGGGTCCCGTTGATGGTGAACGGGTACACGCCGTCCCAGGTGCGCCCGTCGGTGTAGACCGCGCCGTGGTCGGTTTGCGAGTTGACCCACGGGACACCCCACCAGGCGGTGTACCCCTGCGAGGAACGCGCCGCGAAGTAGGAGTCGAAGTCCTGCTGCCAGGTCCCGCCGCCGGCTCCTTGCCACCGGCCCGCGTTGCCGGGCAGCCCCCAGCACATCTCGAAGCACAGCAGCCGCGGGGTGCCGGACTGGTCCTGGAAATACCCGGCGGCGCCGGATCCGGTCAGTCCCGTGATGTACGACGGCACGGCGGCCCCTCGTGGTCAGGCGGTTCCCGCGGCGGCGGGCTCCCGGGCGGGGTGGCCGTCCAGGGTGGTGCCGGGCAGCCCGACGACCGCTGTCTTGACATGCCCCGCCCTGGCGGCGGTGTCCGCGCAGACGGTGAACCCGGCGGCGGCGGCGCGCAGGCAGAACGACAGGTCTTCCCCGTATTGGCGGCCGTCATCGGCGGTGATCTCGGTGAACGGCGCCGGCCCGGCCGCGTCCAGGACCCGCCGGTGGATCAGCAGGCACCCGGCGCCGCACCCGCCGGCCGTGATCACCGCGCCGGGCTCCCAGCCTGCGCACGGGGTGAACTCCGGCCGCGTCTCCGGGTCCCGGTCGTAGATCATCGGGACCAGCGGCAGGCCGCCCGCCGTCGTGGTGAAGTACAGGCCGGTGACCAGCGGCCGGGCGTACCGGTCCGCGGTCCGGGCCAGCCGCAGCAGCAGCCCCGGGCCGAACACGATGTCGGTGTCGAGCATCCACAGCCACGGCTCCCGGCCCCGGCCCAGGAACTGGGCGGCGACCCGGTTACGCGCGTCGGCCAGCCGCGGCCCCGCGCTGAACGTCTCGTACCGGCCGATCAGCGCCGTGGTGGCCGGGTCTGCGAGCACGCCGAGCACCGAGTCCATGAACTCGGCGCGGACCGTCCCCCCGTGCACCCACCCCAGGCACACCTCACCCCGGCCGATCACGGTCAGACGGTGACGTTGAAGACCACCACGTTCGTGAGCGCCCCTACCGTCGCCCAGAGGATGGTGAACGTGCCGGCGGTGACCCCCTGGGCGGAACCCCCGAACGAGTTGTAGCACATCGCCTGCTTGGCGACGGTCCCGGCGGTGATCGTCGAGTCGTACACCAGGCAGCCGTAGGCGTTCGCGATGGTGACGTTTCCCGCCCCGGCGGTCGCCGCCGCCTGGAAGCAGATCGACGACGACCCGGTGTCGATGGTGAACGCTTTGGATGCCAGCGCCCGGCCGCCGGATGTCCAGTTGGTCGCGTCGGTGACCTCGTTTGCGGTCACCCACACGCCGGTGTTGAACCCGGTGTTCCCGACTGCCACGGTCTTATCCGGCGTGGTCGTGTTGTTGAACAGCGCCGCGTTCACCGTGTCCGCGCTCAGGGACGAGAACGTGGTGGGCGCGGCGGTCGTCCACAGCCTGCCCATGATCGGGTTCAGCATCGCCTGCTGGAAAATCGCGGAGGTCGCCCCGAATGCCATAGCTCAGTCCTCGTCTTCTCCCGGCCCGGGGACCGAGCTCGTCGCGGTGGCGAGTCCCGCTTGCACGGTGACCGCCGGGGTTTCACTATCCGGGGTTTCACTATCCGGGCCCAGATCGGTGCCGTCGTCGTACACGCTCATCGGTAATCTCCCAGCCTTGCCTGCGCCAGCCCGGCGTTGACCGCCAGGTCGCATCCGTCATCACGGGTGGTGCGGACCGCCATGTACGGCTTCCCGTCATCACCCGTCGCCTGGATCTCGCCGCCCAGGTAGTCCTGCCGCTCCTCCGCAGTCACCTGGCAGCGGACCCCGGTCTCGGTCAGCGGCGCCGTCAGGCCGTGCAGGCCGGAGCAGGCGTGGAACTTCCTAGTGCCGGGCGGCAGCGGTGCAGAGGTGGCGGTTATCCAGCAGTTGGGGCATTCCCAGTCGACCATCGCGGTCAGCAGCGGCACCCGCATCCGGTCACGCCCCTTTCAGCCGTGGAAGTAGTAGTCGCACGTCACCACGGGAACCCGCACCCACGTGACGCCCGCGGCGACCCACCGGGACACCAGGTCCCAGTCGATCGTCGGAATCCCCGGATACCACCGCCACGTCGCCACGTCGAGAAGCTCCCGGCGGTGGACGATCATGGACGTGTCGATCTGCCCCTCCGCCGGGGGGTCCGAACCGATGACGTACTCGCCGCGGCCGTGGACGGCCATCAGCGGGTACGCGAACCCGGCGTCCGGGTTGGCTTCCAGCGCCTGCACGAGCCGCCGCACATGGTCGGGTCGCCAGCCGTTGTCGTCGTCCAGGTAGGCGATGTAGTCGCCTTTGGCCAGGTCGATGCCGTGGAGCCGGGCGTAATGCCCCCACTGTGCGGCGGGGGGATGCTCCGGGAGCTCCTCGAACCGGGTGACGGACGCCCACGCGGCGCGGCTGGCGAACTCCTCCCGCAGCACCTCGTCGGGCCCGTCCGACACGATCACGTGCTCGATGGCGCCGTAGTCTTGCGCGGCCACCGACGGGACACAGCGGGACAGCAGCAGGTCGTGGCGTTGCCACGTGGGGCTCACTGCTGTGACGAGCGGGTCAGCCACTGCCGGTACCACTCCACGGTTTCGGGGACCAGGTAGGGCCACGGATTCCGGCACACAGGCGTCGTCGCGACCACCTCGGCGTCCGCCGGCTCACCCGCCCGGCCCGGCACCTCGACCGGATGCCAGCGACGGAGCGACGGAGCCATCTCAAGGATGTCCGCGGCTACCTCCGCGACGCTGACGGGTTTCCCGTTCCCCGCCTCCACCACCGTCCCATACGGGCCGCCGATCGCGTCTACGAGCGCCACGGCCACGTCCGAGACGTGCACCGGGTCGATCAGCTGACCCCCGCCGCCGCACAACTCCAGCCGCTGGCCCTGCAGCGCCGAACAGGCGAACGTCGGAAAGAACTTGTGCACCGACGCCGGGCCGTACGGCGCCCCGGGCAGCTGACCCGGGCCGTACACGTGATACGCCCTCACGACCGCGATCTTCTCGCCCAGCCACGCGGCCCGCGCCAAGCCCAGATCCTCCGCGCATGCCTTGGTGATCGCGTACGGGTTCGGCTGACCTTTATGCCCGGTCCCGATCTGCACCACCGGCACCTCGCCATGCAGGAAGGCCGCGTCGTACACGTTGACCGCGCCGGTGATGTTGACCTCGCACGCGTCCCGTTCGGAGCCGAACAGCTCCGGGGTGCCGAGCATCCCCGCCAGGTTGATCACGGCGGCGATATCACCGCCGCGCATCGCCCATCTCACGTCGTCCGCGCGCCGGATGTCGTCGTCCGGCAGGCCGAACGGCGCCGGCACGTGACCCCGCCGGGACAGCTCCGCGCACACATGCCGGCCGATGAACCCCGACGACCCGGTGACCAGGACTTTCACGCGACCTCCCGGTAGACGGCCATCGTGTCGACCTGCTCGTCGGGGCCGCCGGGGAACAGGACGTCCATCGCCTGACGGACACCCGGGCAGCAGCACGTCTCGTCGTAGTCGTGGACGGCGAGGGTGCCGCCGCCGGCGAGGAGCTTCAGGGCCGCCGCCACGTCCGCGGTGACCCCCTCGTACGAGTGGTCGCCGTCGACGAACACCAGCCCGTACGGGCCGGCCAGGACGCCCAGGGCGGCCGGGGACGCGCCCCGCACCACCGTCACCTGATCGGTCACCCCGGCGGCGTCCAGGTTCGACACCATCGCCTCATACGAGCCCAGCCAGCCGTGCGGATCCACCGCCGTCACGTGCTTCGCGCCAGCCACAGCCATGATCGCCGCGCTGTACCCGAACGCCGACCCGACCTCGAGCACGTCCCGGCCAGCGGCGAGCCGGGCCAGCATGTTCGCCTCGTTCTGCGTCAGCGACGTGGACACCCGCAGGCCGCTGTCACCGACGGGCATCCCGCGCCACGGCAGGTGCATCCCGTAAGCCTCCAAGCATTGTCGTGGCCGCCCATTCGTCCAGGCCGTCCTGCGGCCGGCCGGGCAGCATGTCCAGCACCCGCGGCACCGTAGCCGACCCGATCCACCGTTCCGCCGCGTACCGGTCACCGCCCCCAGGGGCCGGGAGCTGCCGCAGGAAGGACAGGTTCGCCCACCAGAAATTCCCGCCGAACCAGGCACGCCACGGCGGCGACGGCCGGCCCCAGTACGACTCCGCGGTTAGCCAGTGCGGCCCCGCGCAATCGTGGGAGTCGAGCGCGGCCACGGCGTGCTCCCAGCCGCCGACGGCGCACCAGGTCATCCGCCGCCGCCACAGGGCGTTCCGCGGGGTCGGGTCCGACGCGCCCTTCGTATGCGCGTACAGCACCTTCCCGTCCAGCGCCGCGTAGGCGTGCAGCTTCGCCAGGGTCACGTCCTCGTAGCCGCTGCCGGCCGTCGCCGCGACCTGCCACCCCCGGCCGAGCGCGGCAATCGCGGCCTGGCAGTTCGCCGGGGAGCCGACGACACCCGCCGCCCGGTAGTCCAGCGCGCCGCCCAGGCCGGACACGTCCAGGGCGGACAGATGCTCGCCCACCGGCTCCTGCCACGCGCCGTCCGCCCAGACGTGGTAAAAGTGCGCCAGCATCTACCGGGGCGCCTCCTCTTCCCGCGGCATCTGCGCCATCCGCCGGTGCCGCATGCAAGACCGGAACCCCGACGCGGGATTCCGGTGGCCCGCGATCCGCCAGCAGCCCTTCTCGTGGCAGTTCAGCCAGTGCCATATCACGGCCACGAGTGCCAGCTCGCCCAGGTCAGAGCCGACACCGGACCAGAAGGCATACCAGGCGGACGGCGGGACATCCAGGCCCAGGACGTGGCCCAGCCAGTGGCCTACGGGGGACCCTGATGGGGGAACATCATGCCCGTCGGCCACTCCGCCGCCGCCGGGTCATCCGTCACCACGTACCCGTCCAGGCCGAACCCCTGCTCCGAGTTCAGGATCTTCCCCGCCTCGTTGCTCCACGCGTGACCCGCCGACGTCGCGTCGGCGAACGTCCCGGACAGATCCTCCAGCGGCGCCGGGCGCGGCATCGGGTTGCTGCTGTCCTGGTTCGCGATGTTCACCTCCGGCGACGGCGCGGCCACCACCGGCCCCGCAGTCGGCGGCTCAATCT